ATGTGGATGTACTTCATGTTCACTCAGGAGAGACACATCATACAAGCACAACTAAGACGAAAGAGATAGAAGAGTGGTATCATAATAGTGTAAAGAATATATTGATATTCACAACATATCATTCTTTACATAAAATCTCTGAATCTCTTGATGTTGAGGTGGATACAATATACTTTGATGAGTCACATAATAGTGTTCAGAAGAATTTTATTGAAGCTACTGAATATTACTCAATGTATGCTAATCGTTGCTACTTCTTTACTGCTACACCTAAACATTCTAAGACTCCTTTTAAGATAGGAATGAATGATGAGGACATTTATGGTAAAGTATTAGTCAATGTACCAGCACCTAAGTTAGTTGATGAAGGTGTAATCTTACCACCTAAAGTTATAGTCAAGAAGATAGATGTCGTGGATGATAGTAGATTCAAGCATGAACATGACTGTGACAATGTATTATCAACTATGGATGATATTCGTTCAGATAAAGTATTAATCTGTGCAAGATCTACCAAACAAATTGTTAATCTAGTATCACAAACTGACTTTGCCTATGAGTTACAAACTCGTGGATATAATTGGATGTATATTACTGCAAAGACAGGAGCTATTGTTAATGGTAAGAAAGTAGATCGTGAATCATTCTTTAATACTCTCAATGAGTGGGGTAAAGAAGATGGTAAAAGATTTGTAGTATTACATCACAGTATTCTATCTGAAGGTATTAATGTAAGAGGATTAGAAGCAGCATTGTTTCTAAGAAATATGGATTACATTGGTATTAGTCAAACTATTGGTAGAGTAATAAGAAAAGGCAGTGAATCAAAAACTTATGGGTTGATTTGTGTACCAGTTTATGATAAAGTAGGTATATCTACATCTCGTAAAGTTGAATCAGTTATTGATACTGTATTCAATCTAGGTCAGCCTGCTATTAGTGTTACAAAATGAGTTCAGAAACATTACTAAAAATATATCTGACAGTTACTAAAAAGAAAATTTCTTACAAACCTGTCAGAAAATACTATAACATAAACACATTCGGATGAAAGATATTACTTACTTTGGTGATTGCAGATCGACATTACCTAAAATTACTGAAAAGTGTAGGATGTGTGTAACATCCCCACCATATTATGGCTTAAGAAACTATGGTGATGAAAAAGATCAAATAGGACATGAAAATAGCCCAGAAGAATATATTCAAACATTGGTTGAAATATTCAGAGTTGTAAGAGAAACTTTGACTGATGATGGAACTTTATGGGTGAATATGGGTGATAGTTACTATAATTATAGACCTGGAAAAGGTCAAGCATTAGTTAAACAATCTGTTTCAAAAAACGATCAAGACTTGCCACAGCTATGTTCAAGAAGAGGTAATAAATTAAAAGGTTATAAAGAAAAAGATTTAATTGGAATCCCTTGGATGTTAGCATTTGCATTAAGAGCAGATGGATGGTATTTAAGGCAAGATATTATATGGCATAAACCTAATCCAATGCCCGAAAGTGTGAAGGATAGATGTACTAAATCACATGAATATTTATTCCTCTTAAGTAAAAATAAGCGGTATTATTATGATAACAATGCTATTAAAGAACCAGCAAAAGATTGGGGAACCAGAGATAGAACTAATGGCAAATATCATAATAAAGGCACAGGATTACAACCTCATTCTGGACTCACTAAATCATATCCAACAAAGAATAAAAGATCTGTTTGGAGTATAACAAATAAGCCCTATAAAGGTGCTCATTTTGCAGTATTTCCACCCGATTTAATAATACCATGTATTAAAGCTGGTAGTGAGGTAGGTGATACTATTCTCGACCCATTTATGGGATCAGGAACAACAGCAATGGTGGCTAATTCTCTTGATAGACATTACATAGGGTGTGAAATACATGAAAATTATGGTAAACTAATAGAGAAAAGATTAAATTAATGGATAAAAAAGAATTAAAAGCTATAGCACGTTTTTATAAAGATTGTGAACATGGATTTGCAACTAATGATGGATATTATGCAGTACCAGTTATGAATAGTACCACAAAGTTAGCAATAGTGCATGATGGTGAGATAATAAAGTATTGTAGAAATGAGAAATCTGCAAGAAATTATGTTATTCAGCACCGAAAGACAAAAGGTAAAAAAGTGGCCCCTTAAAGTGTCCTTATGGTGAGGGGCAAGTCAAATGCCCATCCCTGAGACTACATGCTATGAACGGACTCGAAACGGTAGTAGTCAGACATCTGGGATTTGACTCCCTCACTCTATTGTTTATTTTCAAACTACATGGCAACACGCAGACGCACATCAGCAACACGCAAAACTGCTAAATCTGCTCCAGCTACTGTTAAGGAATCAAGGGCAACTGTTAAGAAAGTTACAACAACTGCCCCAAAACGTGTAAATAAAGTTACACCGAAAGAGGTAATTAAAGTGACTGAAGTAACATCAACTCCCGTAAAAGATACCCTTAACTTAGAGAAACTATTCAAGGATTACCCTCGTGATGGTTTCGCACTTGCTCTTCTTCCTTTACTATTATTGGAAGCTTTAACCAAAGAAAGTTTAAAGTTAGCAGGTGTAATATCTTAAAATTTATTACATTGGGGATTTATATCCCCATTTTTTATGTAATGCGGCCCCCTAAAGTGTCCTTATAGTGTACTTAAGAAATTTGATTATGAGATATTCAGTTCATTGTCCATCCGCACCTTATGAGAATTCCTCATTTGTCAACTTAGACGATTGTTGGGGTTTATGTTTGGATCTATCCGTAGATTACGGATATGCTGAAGTAAGATACGGGGAATGTGTCCTCGGTTCTTACACACTAGGACAGTAAATTAACTGCACACCAAGGGTATTATTACCCTTCTTTTTATTTTATAATGGCTATTATGACAAAGAACACACATTTAGAACATCCCGAAGATTCTATTTTAAATGGAGATCTAAGGGCACTTGACTGGTTTACTACTGATGGATATCTATCAGTAAAAATAGATGGAGCTCCTGCAATAGTTTGGGGAACTAATCCAGCTACTGGCAGATTCTTTGTAGGAACTAAGTCAGTATTTAACAAAAAACTAATCAAAATTAACCATGACCACGAAGAAATTGACAAAAATCATCAAGGAGAAGTGGCAACTATTTTGCATAATTGCCTTGACTATCTTCCTACTACAACTGGTATCTTCCAAGGTGATTTTATCGGTTTTGGTGGCAATGATTGTTACAAGCCTAATACAATCACCTACTATTTCCAAGAGAAAGTAACAAATAAGATCATAATTGCACCACATACTTATTATACAGCAGAGAAAGATCTGAGAGATGCTATTGCATATCCAGCCTCCAATATGATATTTACTAGCAATGATGATGTTCTATTTGTTAGACCTAGTGCATCAATGTTGCCTAATAATAGTATATCAGACAGAGTAGCTTTTGCTAAACAAATTGCAACTTTATGTGATTTTCCTAATGATAAACAAGTAGCAACAATTAAAAAGCAATTGAATACAATTATTCGTGAGGATATTGAACTCGATGATCTTACATTAGATGCTCTAGCTTATGATAATGATGTTGACATTAATGTTCTAAGATTGTGGAAGTTGGTTGTATCAATTAAAGAGGAATTGTTTGACTATATTAATACAAGTGATGAATTAGAATGTTATATTGAAGAAGATAGATGTGGTCACGAAGGCTATGTTTATCATAACGAGTTTGGTACATTTAAGATCGTTAATCGTGAGGGTTTTAGTAGAGCAAACTTTAATATTGCCAGAAACTGGTAATAGCTGGCCCTCTAAAGTGTCCCTATAGCGTACACCTGAGTTTTTATTATGGAAATTACATCCAAAGACGGAAATATGGTTGTTGATTTCTATCCCGTAAAAAGTTGGGATGGCAAACTAATCAGCAATCGTATGCTCAAAGTATTATCTTTCAGGGGTGATACTCAAAAGAAAATGTTAATAACTCGTGATGAGTTTTATTATCAAGTAAAGGAGTATTTAAAGGACTATAAGTATAAAGTCACATCCGAATACATGCCAGCACAATTTATCAATCAAAATTAATTATGAACACTATTGATTTCCTATCTAATGTATTACGAGACTACTGTAATTTACATGATTTACCATTCATTTCAGCAGATGATTTACTCTATGAAAGTGATACTCAAACAATGGATTGTCACACTAAATTAACATCAGAACAAGAAGATTGGCTGTCATGTTATATTAAAGTGTGGGACACAATTCAGGAGGTTGATTAACAATGAAAAACCTAACAAATGCACAAAGAGATGAACTAATTGAACAATTTGTAGAGATACAACTTGACAATATGACCACAAAAGATTTAGTCGAGTTAGCAACAGAATATGTGACTAATTCATTTGATAGATTAACAGATAGTGAGATCAAAGAGAGGATAGAAAGTTTATTTGATGCAGAATTATATGATGAGTTAGTTGATAACGTAACTAATGAAACTACGGAGGTTAATTAACACAATGACTAAGCAATCATTCGTTCCAAGTGTTAACGAGGATTTAAATCGTCCTTTCAATGTAACACTAACTGAAGGACAAATCTCTACAATTCTTTACTGTTTAGAGCATTATCTTGAGAAAGAATGTGATGGTAATAGCATTGTAGAATTTGATAATATCTTTGAAGAATTAGAGGGAGTTGTTGATAACTATTATTCTAAAGTTGAGGAAGCCCAGAGTAAACAACCCAAACCAGAGTGGTAATAGCTGGCCCTCTAAAGTGTCCTTATAGTGAGGGATCACATTGAGGCAATACCCGAAAGGGACACTGACCCAACATTTCCCTCACTAATCATTTGAATTTATTTTGTTTATGTCAACTTTACCTGAAAGAGTTCTTGAATGGACTGAAACCTATTGTGAATCTCTAACAGAAAATTACAAGTTACATTCAGTAAGAATGCACGAAAATTATACATCTGACTGGTCAAAACAACAGTTAGAAAGTATAAAGAATGGCACTGCTAATCTTACCAACTTCGTTATAAAGAATGGACGTAAGTATTACAAGATTATGCAACGTGAGTTTGACACTTTCCAAGACCGTAATGAATGGAGAGAAGGAAGTGTTCATGCTTTTGTTGATAAGAATACTGGTGAAGTTTACAAACCAGCATCTTACAATGCACCAGCCAAGCACGTTAGATATGATTTAAGAATCATAAATGATCGTGCTAAATTACATGATCCTACCTATACTGGGTGGGCAGGTGGTTATCTCTATATGAGATAATCATCTTTTTTATTATAACATAAGGAGGCTAATTAATCATGTTTTATAGTAAATCATTTGGAAGAATCTTCTGGGTTGATGATAACCACGATTTCAAATCTTGCCCATGGAATGTAGATGGAACAGGAGATTTTGAAGCTGAAGATTATGTATCAGAGTGGACAGATTGGGAGGGAGTTAATATGTCAAACCTCTTAGATATTCACATGGCATGTTTAAACATTTTGTGGAATCATGCAAACTCAATAACAATTAAGGATGGACTATAACATGAAAAAATTAACATATAGTGACAGTCCATTTTATTCTAACTGGTCACAAACTTACTTCACTAATTTAACATTAGAGCAACACTTAGTTAATAATAATTGGTTAATGAATACACTTACTATGTTAAAAGATGATGGTGTATTATATGTTCCTACATTAAACAAATCATTCAACAGATTAGGGGAGGAAATTAACAATGAAATGGGAAGTTAAGTTATACGTTGGCGGCCAAGTCTTCTCAGAAGATGTTATTGCCAGAAATTTTGAGGATGCCAAAGTAACAGCTATTGCTCGTAATCCTACAGCAAAAGTTATATCTGTAAATGCTAAGTTCTAACAAGCTGGCCCTTTAAAGTGTCCTTATAGTGAGGGATGCAACCTAATTAAATTCGGGAAACGGGTTAGGATGGTTGCTTTCAGAATATTAAACAAACGTATTTGTCCCTCATTTCTATTAATCAGGAGCTTTAATCTTATGAACAAAACATCAAAATTGATGCAAAGAATACTCCAAGTTGATAACTTTCAAAACGTAGCATGTGTGTGTGCTAATTGGCAAGAATTCACACAAGAATTGGAAGAGTGGGGTGTATATAGTGCCGCTAAAATAGACTTTGATGATGAAGATTTAGACGTTTCAGTATTAGATAAGTTCATCAGTTCTGAAAATGGATATGAAAGAACTGGTGACGATTGGAACCTTATCTATCAATCAGGCGAGGTATTAGCATGACTAATTTACAAGAATTTGTGGACTATGTTTGGTCATTCTATGGTGAACATAGTGACACAATCTACCCGATTAAAGGTTTATCTAAATCAGACATATTTGATGCCTTTTATGTATATAAACACCGATTATTAAAGGCTGCTAATGTACCAAATAACAACTATACTTGGGGTTATGGTGATAGTTTAGATAGAGAAAGAGTCAGAGATATTATACTTGAAAAGCCACAATTTACATGGAGTCATTAACAATGAGTCAAACACTTAAATGTAATCGTGAGGAAGTAATTGAATGGTTATTTAAACATTTAGATGACTGTCCTTGCGAATGGCATACAGACGATTATGCCGACAAATTAACAATTATCTTTGAGGTTGATTAACAATGAGTTGCTTACAAAATGAGACTATTCTTGAAAACATTTACGATGAAGTTTGGGAAGAATATAGAAAGAATCATAACCTAACTTCAGATCAACTTTATACATTAGAGCAGAATTCTGAGACTGGTGTTATACAATCAATCGAAGATGAAGCTAGAAGAAGATTTGAGGATTTATGCCAATGATTAATAAGAATGTCAACCAACATACGAGAGCTGGTATTAATGGGAAGGCTATAATCTGTCCCAATTGTTTACATTCAGAGAAGGTATATCACTTTTCTTGGTCAGCACTTAGTTGTGCAAATTGCGATCAAATGATTAACAAACCCAATTGGCTTTTGGAGGCCCACTAACAATGAACAAATCTAAAAACAAATTCGTAATTCTCAACGAGTGGTTAGATAGTTGCCCATTTGGTGATAACATAACCAACAAATTAGATTACAATCCTAACACAAAATACTGGGAATTTAGAGTTAAAGTTCCAGGAATTTCAAAAGAATTAAGAGATTCTTTTACTGATTCTACCGCACAATTCTACACTAAGTAACAATGAACAAAACACAATTAGAAAAAGACATCAGCTTTTGTATTGATGATTGTGGCATGAATGATGAACAAATTGGCGATATGTTGCGAGTTTGTGAACAATTAGGTGGAATCAGTTGTGAATACTTTGCAGAGGAATTTGTGTTCCTTGATGATAAAGATTCCATTGAAAGATACCATGATAATGAATATTTAAGTATAGCACAGTTTAATGCACTTTATTGGCAACAGCCATAAAGTGTAAAAAGTGGCCCTCTAAAGTGTCCTTATAGTGTAATCAACAAAAACATTTATGAGAAAAATCGAAAGACAAATGAATTTCGCTCTAAGCAACAAAGCAAACTGGAGCAAAGCTAACACATCAGTTAGTTACAATGATTCAACAAATTGTTCTTCTGTTTTTCTACATGGACACCAGATTGCAGTCCTCGATCATAACACAAAAGCAATCAAATTAAGCTCTTGTGGGTATGAAACAGTAACTACAAAATCACGACTAAATGCAATTTTAGACGAAGTAGCTTACGGTGCTAGAGTATTTCAAAAGCAATTTGAGTGGTTCATTAGTTACAACAATTCAACAGAAAGCTTTTGGGATGGCATGATTTTAATCCCTTAAGTATTCGGGGTTAGTTAACACTAATCCCTTTTTAATTGTCCTTTAATTCTTATTATTATGTTTACTTATTTTGAACCCGAAGACTCTATTTCAACATGGCACAATTCAGAGTACTATTATACAGATAGTGAGCAAAGCTATGTTGACTCGTTATTAACTACAGGCCACGAATAATGAAACTGAATTCCATAGTAATTCGTAGTATTAGTATTACTTTCTCATTTTATTTCTTCTTATTAATTAATACTAATACTTACTAAATCTCACAGAACGAGATGCGAAAGCGATTTTTTTACACCCATTAAATATCAATCATGGCAACAAATTACACACAAAAAGAGTTACAAACTGTTGAAAGTTTCTTCACTGATGATGAATGGAATGCGATAGATTCAGCCCTCTCTGACTATCAAGATTATGGTGAAGATGAGGCAGCATTAGCTGATACAATTGGTGATAAGATTTACCTGTTATTTAAACAATTAAAGGAGGCTAATTAGTATGAAAACATTAACAAGTAGTGAGTTAAATTACATTAAACAAAATAACCCAGATCGCAAGAAAGTTGCTGAGATAATTAATAATAAAGAAGCAGAAATTAGTGCTGAATATTGTTATAAACCTTACCGTACTTTATACAACTATTAATGATACAAACTATGCAAAGCTACTCCCCCGAAATGTATAACGAAATTCTGAAAGATTGGAATTATCGTTATGGCAAATTCGACCCAATTAACTACCCAAAACTATCACAAAGGGTGGACAAATTAACAGAGGAAAGTAATAATGAAAAGGTTGATTAATTTCGTGTTATTTGTTATAATAGGTAGGATAATCTTTCTACTATTATAAACAAACTAAAGAAGGATTTACAGGGGGTTTTCCACAATTAATCGTGTAAATCTGTGGAAAAAGTATTAAAAACTGTTTAAAAATGGCTAAATAAATAAAGCCTTGTGATTTAAATCTTTTCCACAATGTTGTTAAAAACTGGATGTAATCTGTGGATTAAATGTTATTTTTTGTTGTGATCTTAGCGAGCGTATTATAACACGAACGCCCGTAAATTGTCAACCCCTCGCTGTTATTATGTGAGGATGATTATAAACTTGACAATAACACTGAAAGGACATATAATGGCCACATAAAGTAAACCAAACTACCCTTTAATCTCATGTCAGTTTCTAACTATTATGGGCAGAAGAGTAAGTATAGAATAACACTGGAAGTTGATGTGCTAGATGACTTTAATCCACAGCAGATTGACTGGAGAAAAGTATTACAATTACAGGCTAATGAGACTGTAGAAAGTTATACTGAAGCACTAAGTATTCCATTGGATTACTGATAAGAATGTCTGGGAATGTGTTCGCCCTAAAGTTACACAAATTGACCACCAATTTCTTTATTAAAATGTCACAAACCTTCGCCTTATTTCTGCTAGATAATGCAAACAATGGCAATGAAATCTTAGCAGTCCTCGATGATATTGTAGAGGTGAAAGATACAGCACTTTAAATAACAATTAGTGAG